GCATCAGCAAGAAATCTGCTGGTGCCATTCTTGCTTCTGCAACTAGAAAAGCCTCTCCTGCTGCAAAGAAAGCTAATCCTCGTCTTAAACGTGTAAAAGGATGAAACAATTTCTTGCTAATTTTGGTATTGATATCACTTTGATGATAACTGGCATGTTTGGTTCTTTGATTATGGTAAGTAGACAATCTGCTAAAAACTGGAAAGCCTCACTTCTTGGTATTGCCACTGGAACACTCTCTGCTAATTACCTCACACAAATTGCTGTAGATCTACTAGGATTAGAAGGAAAAAGTCAATATGGTGTAGCATTTTTGTTGGGATATTTTGGTTTGAAGGGAGTTGAAAACTTAGCTGCAACATATTTAAAGAAGCACGAAAAATGATCACAGTTATTAATTTTATCTGCAATCTAATTTTAGGTGGATGCCTCACAATGTTTTATTTATATTTGTATGGTGATAATGATAAAATTGTACATAGGTGGTCTTTTATTCGGCATTGGACTTTAAAGTTTGGAATCATTGGTATTATCTTAGGGACATTATATAATATGTTTACTTTGGATACACCACACCTCTCTCAAGTGGTATTAAATCTTGGGCTTACACTAGTATTTGTGTGGGCTTATTTGTTTCATAAGAAAATGTTTCAACAGAAACTCGATGGTACTAAAAAAATCTAAATCAAAAGTAAACGAAGCTGGAAATTATACTAAACCTAGTATGAGGAAAAGCTTGTTTAATAAAATTAAGGCTGGTTCAAAAGGAGGAGATCCTGGAGAGTGGTCAGCTAGAAAAGCTCAAATGCTTGCAAGAGAGTACAAAGCTAAAGGTGGAGGATACAAATAATGAAAAAGGTAACTGCTGGTGGTGAAAAACACAAGGTTTACAAAAAGACCAACAACATTGGTAAAGGTAAACCTGGTGATATTATGGTAAACCATCCTACTAAGGATAAAGGTAAATGGGATACTATTAATCTCACTAAAAAAGCAGGAGCTAAAACTGTTGAACAAGGTGTAGCAGCTACTAAAAAGTGGCATAAAGAAAACCCCTACCCTAAAAAGAAAAAATAATGGCACTAGCTAAATCCCAACAATCCCTCAAGAACTGGACTGCACAGAAATGGCGGACTAGTGATGGTAAACCCTCTAAAGGTAAAAAGAGGTATTTACCAGATGCTGCATGGAAGGCACTCTCTCCTGGTGAGAAAGCTGCTACTAATGCTGCAAAAGCAAAAGGGAATGCTAAGGGTAAACAGTTTGTTGCTCAACCTAAAAAAATTGCATCTAAAGTTAAATCTTATAGATAATGGATACACAATACGAAATTCTACAAATACTCCAGAACTTAATGCAGTATTACCCAGAGTATCCAATTGCTAGACATATTGCTCTAGCCACTGATGAAGACCCACTTATGAAATACAACGATCAGATGTTTTATGAGGCACTTCAAAAATATGAAGAAGGATTGTCCTTCTCAGGAGGATTAGATGACCCCGAAGAGTGGGGAGATTTAGACGAATATTAATATATGTTTCACGTAAATAAAGGACAGGTTAGTATTGATCAAGAAATCCTGTTAGTACCAGAGTATAAGAAGATTCATGATAAATGGAAAGATAAATCTTTATCACCTGATAGATTTCAAGGCTCTTGGTTATAATAATTTATCTGAGGTAGATAGAAAGGTTCAATGCCTAAAAGACTTCTGCCCAAATGATTTGTTTAGCCCAGATGACGCTTTGGTACTAGCTGGAATTAAAAAATATAATGAATTGCAAGAAACACCATCTATGAGGTTGTACAATAGTGCATTTAAACTAGTAGATAAATTAGCTGAGTATTTCACTGATGTTCAGTTTAATGCTTTTGATGAGGATGGTGACTCTGATAAGAAAGCAACTAATGCAATGAAGAACTTAGCAGCTCTTGGTAGTGCTGTTAAATCTTTAAAGGATCTAAAAGATGTAGTAGAACAAGAGATTGCACAATCTCAAGTGAGAGGTAATAGATTCGTATCAAATAGAGAACGACCAAAAAAATAATATACAATGGCTAAATCATCATTCATGAAACCCATCCCTAGTAACTTATTCAAAATTGAAGAGGATATAAAAGAACATCTTATTGCTAAGGAGTTTTTTGGGTATTTATTATCTGTACCAAACAAGGCTAAACTTGCACATTTGAAAGTTAGTGGTATTGGTGCATTTGCTGCACATACTACGCTAGGAGAGTTCTATGATTCTTTTGCTGAAAAAACAGATGAACTAATTGAAGTGTATCAGGGAATGTATGGTATTCAGGATATTGCAATTCCTGGTGCATCTTTTATGGAACCAGTAGAAGCATTGAAAGGTTGTAGAGAATATATTGATTCTATTAGATATAAGGTATGTGATGAATCTCATATCCAAAACATTATTGATGAACTAATGTCAATTACAGATAGAACGATTTATAAGTTACAGAACTTAAAATAATATGCAAATATATCAAGAAGAAATAGATCCCTGTACTGATGAGAGCAAATACCCTTTGCTCTCAAAGTATTTTAATACAGATTATACACCAGGAAATTATATTTGGTCTAACACAAAAGAGTTTAAAGAAGCTGTAAATTATTTTTTAGAATATGGAACATATTGCCCATACGTATATGGTTCTCCTGCATACGAACAGTTTTGGGATGAAGAAGAGTACAAAATCCATAATGGAATGGTTAACTCGGATGGCCATTTTATCTGTGGTGATATGTACTACTATCTTAACTATTCTCTCATTTACAATAAACAACAAAGAAAATCAGTAGCACCTGATTTCTGGGATAGCGATGCATACTATTTTATTGAAGTTGAGAAAGCTAAAATCCGAGGGTTACACTTTGGTGGTACGAAGGCTCGTCAGCGTGGTTACTCACTTAAGAATGGTGCCCTTATTACTAAGAAGTTTTATTTTGAGCCTTATTCTATTTCTTATATTGGCGCATATGTTGGTGATAAAGCTGACAAAACGTGGGAGATGATAGAAACAAATGCAAGGCACTTAGATAAAAATACACCTTGGCATAAAAACAAAAACCCTTATACTAAAGATTTCTGGAAAGCTCAATTCCAAGAGAAGGATGATTATGGTAAAGTGAACTGGGAGGGCTATATGTCTGAACTACATAAAGTTACACTAAAGGATAATCCATCAAAAGGGGTAGGTGGTGCTGTGTCACTATTCTTTTATGAAGAACCTGGACTTGCTCCTACACTTTTAAAAACCATAGAATACGTGAGACCAGCATGTATGGATGGTGATTATATCACTGGTCAAATTATTGCTACTGGATCTGTGGGTGAAATGAAAGACTGCGCAGATTTAGAGAAGATATGTTATCAACCAAAAGAATATGGATTCGCAGAATTTAAAAACATTTTTGACGAGGGAAAACAAAATACTACATGTGGGTTCTTTCACCCTGCTTCTTGGTCCTACAAGGGGTATATTGACGAGGATGGAAACTCCAATGTTACTGGTGCCACTGCACGTATTAAAGAGAAAAGAGAAGCAGCTCGCAAAAAATCTCCAAAAGATTATGTTCTCGCAGTCACTCAGGAACCACTATCACTCGATGAGGCGTTTCAAGTTCGAGAGGTCAACAAATTTCCTGTCCACCTTATTAAAAAACATCTTCAATACTTAGAAGATTTAAACTATCATGGTACACCTTCTGAGTTATTATATAATGAGGATGGCAATGTTGCATGGGGGTTCTCTGATCGCAAACCTGTACATGATTTCCCAGTGAGAAATGATTCAGAGAAAGAAGGTGTGATACAAATATTTGAACACCCTATTATGGAGAATCCTCCTTATGGATTATATGTAGCTGGCATCGACCCATATAAGTTTGACCAAGCTAAATACTCTGACTCTCTTGGTAGTGTTTACATCCACAAACAAGTGCAAGATTTAACAGATGATACATTTGCTGATAGTATGGTAGCTTGTTATACAGGAAGACCTGCATCACTTGAAGAGTGGTATGAAAATGTCACTCGTTTATTAATATACTATAATGCTACTGCCCTTATTGAGAATGATGTTCATGATTATATTACTTATCTTCTACGTAATAACTTACATCAACACCTTGCTAAAACCCCTCACTGGATTAAAGAGATTGCCCCGAACACATCTGTTTCGACAGATTATGGAGTTAGAGCCACTCAAAAGAATATTGAGTTTTTTGATAATTCTATTATTAAGTATTGCACCGAAGAGATAGGTAAGGAATACAATGACGATGGACAGGTAACAAAAATTCGTTATGGTATAGAAAGAATAAAAGATATAATGCTATTGAAGGAAATGCTTAATTATAGACGAGGAGGAAACTTTGACAGAATTAGAGCATATGGTATTACCTTAGCATATTCAAATGGTATGAGTAGGATTGTAACATCTAGTGAATCTCCTGTGGGTGAGTTCTATAAGAACATCACTACAAAAAGTAAAATAAGTGGATCTAGACATTTTGGTTCTACTCGTAGTCATTTCTCGAATTCTAAATTTTCTCATTTCCGATGATTATTGAATACATTAAAAACAAAGGAAAGTACAGCAATATCGTAGATAACTACGAGATGCATGTGCCTGACCAATTTGTAACTGAAAAGGATAAAGAATCCCCAGATTGGATTAAAAGTACAATGGATTATTATTACTCCGTTGCATACTCTCAGTATTGGTCTAACACTGTACTTAAAAAGAATTATGATTTGGTGAATGGTATTCTTGTTAAAGAAGATTACTTCACCCCTGATTATGAAAAGTTAGTTGAATTTTTGGATGAGGATATTAGTGTAGAATTACCAGATTATGTTAAGCACTACCCTATGATTAATCCTCCATTAAATGTTTTAATTGGAGAGGTTAATGAAAGACCTGATAATGTAAGATTTAAAGCAGTTGATGATTACTCGTACAATGAGTATATGACTGCTAAAACTGAACTTCTTCAAGAGATCTACTTGAGGAGGATTGATGATATAATGTTTGCTAAAGCTTCAAAGGCTGGTTTGATTGATCAAAAGATTGCATTGCAACAAAGGTTACAAGATTTACAAAATCCTAATAACCAACAAGTTGAGCAACAAATGGAAGCAGAACAAATTGAACAACAGATCCAACAGTTGCAACAAGAGATTCAAAACATTGATCAAGAGATCCAAAGTTTAAGACCAAAAGAATTAGAAGCTGTACAAAAATATAATTTTCAAACTGTTGCTGAACAATGGGCTAATTTGAAATTAGAACAACTCAAGTTACACTTTGATATTAAACATAAATCACAAGAAGCATTTAGAGATTTCTTAACCACTGCTCGTGAGTTCCATCACATCCATGTGGATAAATCTAAAATGGGGATTGGTTATGAGGTGTTGAACCCAATTAAAACTTGGTTCCTCACTGAACCAGATCCTACATTCACTACTGATTGCTATGCTATTGGATACATTGATTCAATGGAACTTAGTAGAATCATTGATAAATTTGATTTAAGTGAAGAAGAGATTAACTGGTTGAAAGATCACAAAGATGATTACGTGTCTAATCCTAGAGCAGATGGTAATATCTTTGAAACTGGTGTATATGGATTTGATTCCGTACAATACCCACAACACAATCCACTACGTACACAAAATGAAGCTTTGTTCAGAGCTGAGTTAGAACAACAACAACTCCTTGAAACATATGATGTTGATGGATCAAGATATTCCCCTGCTGGATACTTAGGTTATGATACTAGAAATCAACGCTATACTGTTGTTACTGCTTACTTTAAATCTAAAAGAAAAGTAGGTAAGTTAAGTTATTTAGATGATGATGGATTTGAACAAGTTGAGATTGTAGATGAACACTTTGAGTATGATAAGAAAGATCCATCAATTAAAATTGATTGGGAGTATATAAATGTTTGGTATTATGGATATAGAATTGGTAGATCCATTTATGGAATGAAGCCACTATATTACACTGAACTTCCTCCAATTATTGGTACATTCTTTAGAGCTAAGAATACTATCCCTAAGTCTATGGTAGACCAAATGAAAGTATTCCAAATTATCTATAACATTTGCTTGAATCAACTTTACCTTCTACTTGAAAAAGAAGTGGGTGTAGCAGTGTTGTATAACCTACGTCAGTTACCTAGATACAAGGATATGACTGAAGAGAATGCATTAGAGAAAATGGTTACACTTGCTAAAGAATCTGGTATTGTACCTATTGATGATTCTCCTGAGAATATGAAAGGTCAAAGTAGCTTTAATCAATTTACTAAATTGGATCTTACACGTACTGCTGAGATTCAATCACGTATCTCATTAGCTGGTTGGGCTAAACAAGAGTGTTGGTCATTGTTAGGATTTAGCCCACAAAGATTGGGTGGTATTTCCTCACAAGAAACAGCAACTGGTATTCAAGCATCTATGACACAATCCTTCTCTCAAACTGAACATATTGTAACAGCGCATGAGAAGTGTATGAATCTAGTATATCAACAACTTATTGACACTGCTAAGTATGTTGAATCTGAAAAACAGTATTCCGTAATCTCTTATGTAAACTCTGAATTACATGATGTATTTTTACAAGTTCCTGGTGAAGATTTGAAAACTAGAGATTTACAAGTATTTGTCACTGATCGTAGTGAAGATAAAGCTAAGTTGGATGAGATCAGAAAACTATCTCTTGCATATGCACAAAACCAACTTCACCCTTATTACACTGCTGTTATTAATACATCTAACTCTGTCTCTGAAATTAAGCAATTCTTAAAAGGTGATATGGAGAAGAAAGAACAACAACAAGCTGAACAACAGAAGATGCAACAACAGCAAATGGAACAGCAAAAACAAATTGCTGATCAACAAGCTCAATTACAGAAACAAATTGCTGATGAGAAACTTGCATTTGACACTGAACAAAGAGATCTAGACCGTAAGAAAGATATTGCTGTAGCACAGATTAGAAGTTTGTCAAGTGCTAAAAATCAAGATGTTAACATGAATACAGTTCCTGATACACTTGAGATTGGCAAGTTCAACCAAGACTATACAAAGATTATGGAAGAGTTGGATATTAAACAATCTGAACTAAATCAAAAGCGCACTCAATCTGAAAGAGATTATAGTATCAAGCAAGAAGAATTAAGGTTGAAGAATAAAGAGATTGAAAGTAGGGAGAAGATTGAGCAAATGAAAT